CAATTATTACATCTACTGGAAGCGGTTTTTATTTAACGGATTCTGGAATTACACCTTCTGCGACTAAACAAATCCCATTTACTGATGTCATCGGAAATTTGACTTGGCTTGGGATTAATACGATCTCAGCCAAAGTAGTTATGAGAGGCGATCTCAGCATTGGAGATTACATATCTTTTCAATCAAATATTCCTGTATTAAACATTGTTAATAATAATTCTCAATACAGAAATAATATATCTTTTAATGGCACTTTTTTTATAACAAAATTGCATCATGTGGGCAGTAGCAGATCTCCAGATGGTAACGCTTGGGTTACTATTATTGAAGCAATTATTCCAAATACACCTATAAATCAGACATGAGTGCAGAACAAAAAACCCCCTTTGCGGTATCAATATCAAATCTTTTTGATACTAAACTCGGTCAAAATCAACAGGCTTTTGGTTTTCAATTGCCTTGTCGAGTTACAGCAGTTAATGGCGCAATTGTTACAGTCAATTTTGAAATAGATACAGGTGGACAGTTCACTTTTCCACCAGTTACTTGCCCAATAGCAGAGTCCACTTATGTACGATTACCTGTACAAATTGGTGATTTTGGTGTTTGTATGGCTGCGGATGCAAGGCTAGGTGGAGTTACAGGACTTGGACAAGGGTTAGCCCCATTAGAACTTCCTTTTAACCTTGGTGCGCTTGTATATGTGCCCATAGGCAATAAAAATTGGTCTAGCGTTGATCCTAATGCAGTTAATATTAATGCACCTAACGGAGTAGTCCTGAGGGATACTAATAGTGCTACAACTATCACATTAGTTCCTTCGGGAGTGACTGTTATTCGTGGTAGCACAGAAATGGTTATTAATGATTCAGGAGTAACTATTACAGGAAATTTAGTTGTTCATGGTTCAATTACTGGCGATAATGGCTTTTATATTAGCAAAACTGGATCTGGAGCTACTATGCAAATTACTGGAGATATTACTCAAACAGGCAACTTTAGCTCTACTGGTAATATTTCCAACTCTGGTAGCCTTACCAATAATGGTAAAAATGTTGGAAGCACTCATGAACATAGTGGTGTTCAATCTGGATCTAGCAATACAGGAGTACCAATATGAGAACTTATGGAGTAGATCCAACTACACAACAATGGGTAGAAGTTACCAATACAAGCTATGTTTATTTAGCTACTTTGGCTCAAACTTTGAGATTGAATCAGGGCGAAAGTCCTTTCTATGCTAATTATGGAATTCCTGCTCAAAATTCCGTACATACTCAAATACCACCAGACTTAGCAGTTAATAGAACTCAAACTCAATTTGCACCCTATTTTGCTAGTTTGACTGTGATAAAACAGCAAAATGCAACAAACCCAACTTATAATATCAATGCTGTATTTCAAAATGGCACAACTATTTCTACATTGGTGGCTACATAATGGCAACAATAACAACTGCTGGAGCAATACCAGCTTCCCCAACAGATTTATTAAATGCTGAAATTGCAGCAGCTACAGCGTTAGCTCCCGGTTTAACTGCAAATTTGCCGGGTAGTCTTGTGGAAGATATGGCTTCGACTGCTGCTGGTGCAGTAGTTATTCAAGATCAAGCCTATGTAGATTTGGTTAATTCAATAAGCCCTGCCACAGCCAATCCTTCTATTCTTTATCAATTAGGACAGGTTTATGGAGTTACACAAGGACAAGGATCAAACACTTCTGTCTATGTTGTTTTCTCAGGGATTGCTGGTTTTGTTATTCCTATTGGCTTTACTGTGTCTGATGGCACTTATCAGTATGTTGTTCAAGATGGCGGTATTATTGCTTCTTCTGGTCAATCTTCGCCATTATATTGTTTAGCTACAGTTGCTGGTTCTTGGGCTATTCCAGCAGGAACTGTAACGCAAATTATTACTTCTGTTCCTTCAGGATATACCCTTACTTGTACTAATCCTTCTGCTGGATTGCCCGGTCAAACTGCACAATCAATTCAATCGTATCAATCACAAGTTATTCAAGCTGGAATGGTAACTGCTCAAGGTGTGCCAACTTTTATTAAGTCACAATTGAGTCAGGTATCTGGTGTTCAGTCCAGACTTGTTTCAGTACGAAATGTAGCTACAAATCAATGGGAAATTATTTGTGGTGGTGGCGACCCCTATCAGGTAGGTAATGCCATTTTTAACAGCGTTCCAGATATTTCAAATTTAGTAGGATCTACTTTACAAGTAACAGGCATTACTTCGGCTAATCCAGCAGTTGTCAGTACAAACCTAAATCATGGTTATGCAACTGGTCAAACTGTTGTTATTTCAGGAGTAACACCTTCTGGTTTTAATGGAACTTATACAGCTACAGTATTGACTGAAAATACTTTTAGCATCCCTTTAAATGCCACTAGCTTAACTTATACAAGTGGTGGAATAGTCACTCCTAATCTGCGAAATATAAGCGTTTCTATTAACGATTATCCAGATACCTATAATGTTATATATGTTAATCCACCAGCACAAACTGTGGCTGTAACAGTAACATGGAACACAATTTCAACAAATTTAATTAATCCAACTTCAGTAGCTACTTTGGCTGCCCCTGCTATTGCAACTTATATAAATGCTATTTCTGTGGGTCAACCAATTAATACTTTTGATTTACAAGAGGCTTTTCAAGTTGCTGTAGCATCCATTTTGCCGCCCAATCAAATATCAAAAATTACCCCTGCTATATCAATTAATGGGGTTTCAACACCACCAGTTTCTGGTACTTTTTTAGTATATGGCGACCCAGAAAGTTATTTTGTAACCAATACTAGTTTGATTACGATAACTCAAGGCTAATATGCAAACACAAGTTCTACCAGCATATTTATATCAACAATATACTCAAGATCCCTATAACGAGGATCTTCAGGCATTTTTTACAGCATATAACAATACTTCACAAACAAATTTAGATAGAACAAATTCTTTAAATTTTCCTATATATACGCAACAATCGTATCCACTTTTAGATTGGACAGCTTATGCAATTTATGGAGAAACAAGACCAAGTTTAGCAACTCCAAGTAGATTCTCTCCAATTGGTGCTTATAACACCTATGCGTATGACACAAGACCCTATGCTTCTGATACTGAAATTGCTCCTACAAACTATTACACAGTAAATGATGATATTTTTAAGCGTATTTTGACTTGGAATTTTTATAAGGGCGATGGATTTCAATATACTACTCAATGGCTAAAACGCAGAATAAAACGCTTTTTATTAGGTGTTAATGGAGTTTCTCCTACTATTGAAGATACTTTTGACATTAGCGTTATTTATGAAACAGATAGCACAAATGTCACAATTACTGTTCCAAATTACTCTGTTGTGCCTATTTTGCAATCTTGCTTTTCTTCAGGTGTTTTACATCTTCCATTCCAATATAATTACACAATTGATATTAATCAAGGATTGGTGGCTTGGAAAAATAATTCTAGTGCTACTGTTTCTTGGACAAATAGCTCAAGTGCTACAGTAACTTGGTATGCCATTTAAAGGATAATTTATGTCAGTTCCGTATACATTCGCATCGGCTACAGGATCAATTCCATTAGCAGAATTAGATGCAAACTTTGCTACTCCTATTACTTTAGGTAGTACCCCTATGATTTTAGGTGGAACTTATACCACTATTTCAGGGATGACTTTATCCAGTCCTACACTAAATTCTCCAACAATTAATTCTCCAACCTTCAGTTCTTTGGCTTTAGGCACTCCTACATCTGGAAATTTATCGGGTTGTTCTGGATATAATCCTACCCAATTAGGTAGCGGTCTAGTGCCAACAGCAAATTTAGCTACTGGAACTGCTAGTAATGCTACATATTTAAGAGGGGATCAAACTTGGGGAAGTCCACCAGCACCGAGTAGCTTAAATACAGGTAACTATACGATTTTGCAAGTAGGTGGTAAATTGTATTTTCAATACAATGGAACTAATATAGCATCATTAGATAATTCTGGTAACTTTATAGCACTTGCAGTTAAAGCTGGTGCTACCCCTTAATAGGAGCAATTTATGACAATTACAGTCGGTGGTTCAAATATCACCTTTAATGATTCAACTACTCAATCTACTGCATTTGCTGGTAGTTTTGTAAATGGTCAAGTATTTACAAGTTCTGGCACTTTTACAATTCCTTCTGGTGTTACTGGAGTTAAAGTAACTATTTTAGGAGGCGGTGCAAATGGTGGTGGGGCGGTTAATGGTGCATATAATGGTGGTTATGGTGGCGGTGCTGGCGGCTTGGCTCTTTCTTATTTAACTGGTTTAACACCTTCTGCCACTATTGCTGTTACCGTAGGTGGAGGTGGAGGAGGTCAATCCAAAATTTCTTCTGGTAATCAAAGTATTTCTACTGTTACGGCAAATGGCGGTTCAACATCAAATGGAGGAACAGCTTCTGGAGGCTCTTTAAACGTTACAGGTGCAAATGAAACTTTTATTCCGACTTATATCTGTGCTTCAGCTGCTGGTGGTTCTGGAGGTAATAGTCAATACGGTGGTGGCGGTGCTGGGGGTATTTCTGGCGGTGGCCCGGTCAATGGTACTTCCGCTAATGGGTACGGAGCTGGCGGTGGAGGGGGTGCTACTAATAATAATAGCAATGCTGGCGGTGGTAATGGAACTCAAGGTCTTGTAATTTTTGAATGGTAATTTAATATGACAAATCAAAACTATTTAGTAGTAGAAAATAATGTAGTAGATAATATTGTTGTTTGGGATGGTGATGTTAATACATGGCAACCACCCGCAGATGCAACCATGTTAGTTCAAGCAACTACACCAGCGATGGTGTGGCAAGCTATTTTAACTGATGGAAAAATTACTGGTTGGCAATTAGTTGAAGTAATAGGTGCTGGTTTAATTGGGTTTACTTGGAATGGAACAGTTTTAACAACTAATGAACCAGAACCAGCAATACCTGTTCAACCTAAATCTACTGGAACAACAACTGCATAATGGTAGTTACTATTAGCCCGACCCATTCTTTTACATACGACGGTGCACAACTTAATGTGTACCATGCAGATAAAGGTCAAGGTTTGCCTAAACATAGTCATGGATTTAGTCACGCAACTATGTGCAATTCAGGAAGTTGTTTAGTAAGTTTAGAAGGTCGTAGTTATACCATTGATAAAAACAGTCAGCCATTAAACCTGCCTGCTGGTGAGTGGCATGAAATTGAAGCACTAGAGGACAACACAGTTTTTGTTAATGTATTTGCTGAAGGTAAATATTAAATGACTCAATTTATTGGTATATACGAAAATGCTTTTTCAAAAGAATATTGTGAAAAAACAATAAAGTATTTTGACAATTTAAAAGCAAATGGTTTTACAGAAAATCGTATGCAAGCCGAAGG